TTTTCTAAAGTCATTGTGGACTTTAATGTAATCTTGAAACCTTTGATTGTTTCCAATTAATGTGGAAGCATTTTGAATAATAAATATATACTTATATCCAAAAATATTAAAAAAAATATAAATATTATAAAAAAAAGAGGTGTAAACACACCTCTTTTTCATTTTTTTAATAAAATTTAAAAAAATTCTACAAAACTTTACGATTACCTAAGATTCTATCTAATTTTTCTGCTAAAGTAATTTTTTTCCAATTTTCACTGACTTTGTAGGTTTTTCCACCCACCTCAAATTCAGTTTCTCCGTCTTCTTTTGCTTTTTTGACAGCTGCTCCGAATGCATTACCTTCTTCTACATCATCTTCGTCATCTTCTGATGTACATGATGATTCATCAAGACCTTCGTTGCATTCTTCACAACTTTCGCAATTTTCGTCACAACTTTCTTCACCAGTAAATTCTTCTGTATCTTCAACCTCTTCAGTAACTTTTTCTCTTAATTGGTAAGTTTTTCCACCAACTTGAAACTCAGAGTCTCCATTTTCACGAGCAGCCTTGACAGCAGCCCCAAACGCATTTCCCTCATCGATTTCTTCTTTTTCATCTTCGGATGACTCATCGGAGTTGCCTTGTTTTTTAAGAATTGCTTTCTTGAGTGGTTCTGGAAGTTTTTCCTGTGCTTTAGTAAGTCCTTCTTCAACGTCTTCTTTTTCATCTTCGGATGACTCATCGGAGTTGCCTTGTTTTTTAAGAATTGCTTTCTTGAGTGGTTCAGGAAGTTTTTCCTGTGCTTTAGTAAGTCCTTCTTCAACGTCTTCTTTTTCTTCAGACTCATCGGAGTCTCCTTGTTTTTTAAGAATTGCTTTCTTGAGTGGTTCAGGAAGTTTTTCTTGTGCTTTAGTAAGTCCTTCAAATAGTCCCATTTCATCTGCGACTTCTTTGATTATATCTCTAAGTTCTTGTTTTGTAATTTTCATGGTTATTAATTCCTTATAAAAACATATTGTGACCAGATACTATTCTTTGCATATTTTCAAACGCAGTACCCGATGAAAATGATTTTTTTCCACATTTAGTAGATTCTTCAGTTTGTGTTTCGTTGTTGTTAAATTTATTTGCAAAAAATCTTCTAGATAAGAGTTGAGTCGCATACTCGTTTTCAGATTCAGTTAGTTCTATTTCAGACTCAGCAACAATCTTACATGACTGATTTATTAAATATTCAAATAGTTTTTTGAATTGAAATTTATCATACATCTTATTTTCGGTTAAATTGGAAATATGTTCAAAAACTAAATTTGTATGACTATTTGTAAAATCTGCATCTTCACATATAAAATTTACCAAATCTTCTACACCAGTTGCGTCTACTTCTGTCAAAACTTGATCATTTGTTCCACATATTCTTGCAAGTTGTTCACGTGCTGACATTGATGTTTCCATTAGTTCTCCATAGTACTCAGGATTTGGTTGGAACTCATATGATGTCATTTCATCGTGGAAGTGTCCTCCAAAGTGAGAATCTTCTTGTATTTTAAATTCTAAGTTATGTTCAGTTGCAAATGAATTTGCATCTTCAATCGTTCCTTCGCATACACACTCTCTTTGTATTCCACTGAAACTTATAGTCTTTTTTAAAAGTTTACCCTGTACTCTTGGTTTGGAGTTTAACTTTTCTAATAATACTTTTCTTACAAATATTTTTAATTTATCTTTGTTCATGGGATTCTTCTCCTGAAATTTCAAAATATCTATTTAATATGTTTCCCATATCTTCATATAAACTTTGCATTCGTTGAGTATAAACTTGTCGATCTTTTGCAGTTTTGTAAAATTCTTTTGCGAGAGTTTTGATTTCTTTTAAATTTCGTTTTACACTTATTCCGTCAAACCAATCATCAGTTTCATTTAAAATACATTGAGATGCGTTTTCTACAATATTGCAAATATCTTCTGCAACATCCAGATCACGTGCTTCTAAAGCAATAAATTTTTGATACTTTCCGAATTTTGAAATCTTTTCGGATGCTAATCGTTTCTGGTCACTAGACAACCCCTCATCTGCAAATTTTTCTGTTTTTGGATCAAACTCATTTAGCAATTGCTTTTCTTCTTTAAGAACTTCTAATATTGCTTGTTTTATTGTTTTTTTTATTTCCGATGAGTTGTTCATTTTGATTCTCCAATTTCACCTAATATTTCGTGGATGATACCTTCTACTTTACAATACTTGGTACATACTCTTCCACTTGTTACTACTTTATTTTCAACGGATTCATTTAAATTAACAGGTTCTAAAAATGCACCTCTTGTTGATGGATTACTTACAAAATCAAATGCAACTAACTCAAAGTCATCATTTACAAGAGTTTTGCCCTCGTGTTCACGAGTTGTTCCCATACCACGAGAACTAATACCAAGTGTAATCCCACTTTTAAAAAGTTCTTTTAATATATTACCAGATGGTGTGCTTAATACTTCTACCTTTCCAAGCAAGTTGTCGCCTTCCCACCACATCTTAGTAACATTGTGACTTACATTTTGTAAATTAACTACACTACTTTCTGGATGGTCAAGTTCACCAAGTGCTCTTCTATCACTAATTAGTTCGTTATACTTAGTTGCTTCTCTTTCAAGTAATGATCTTTCATATACACGACCATTTTGATTTTGTTCTGACGCCTTTTGAAGAATACCCTGAACAATTAGACGTCCATCATTTTGTTCTATGCTTTCACTTATCTGCTCACGTGTGAATTCAAACGGCATTGTAGTAACTAATAATTTCTTTCCCATATTATTAAATAAGTATATACATATTTTTTATTTATTAGAGTTTTTCTAAGGAATTATTTAATCAAAGTCTCGTATTCTTTCTTTAAAATTCTATCAGAATGTCGTATTAAACTTTTAAAAGTATCAACTACTTCCATTAAATCATAATCATCACCAAGTTCAAAATTGTAATTATCTGACTTCATATAAAAGTTTTGATCAAACTCAATCGTAAATTTACGATCATCTTTTTCTACGATAAATCCAGTTTCCGTTCCTTCTACTTTATCAAAATTTTCTTCAGAAAGTAATATACCTAAATGATTTAATGTATCACTATATTCATCAGTTGGTACTTTTTCTGGAAGATCATCGTGATTAGTTTTTGCAATTTTTTTGGCATCTTTGTCGTCCATACCATTTGCTATTTTTTTAATTTTGGAAAGTAAATCAGGATCTACATCTTTAGAGTTTAATTCTCCTTTGTTATACGCATGAACCATTCCGAATAATCTTTGCTGAGATTTCGATTTTGCATCTTCTGTTACATTTTCTTCATCTTCTTCATCGTCTTTTTCATCTGGTTCTTTTTTAGGTTTTGGTGGTTCAGTTTTGGACGAACTATCTGAAGAAGAATCATCCGATGTTGTTGGTTCTGTGTCGTCCATTTTTGTAATAGGTCCAGTTTTTTTAAGTTCTACATCATCGGGTTCAGATGCATCCCTATAACTTTCTAAATCATCAATACCGAGTTCAATCATAGAAATTGCTATTTTTGACTTTTTAATCAAATTTACAATTTGTTCCCAATGTTCGGTTGGTAATTTTTTACCATCTGATGACTTGGATAAGTTTTTTGCGGATACTGCAAATTTTTTTATACAATGTTTAAAATCTAATAATGCAGGATCAACTTCTTCTTTGTCTTCCAAATCTTTAAAATCTATATTCATTTCAATTTATTTTAATTCTTTAAGTTTACGATGTATTTTTTGCATTTTTTCATCCAACTTTAACAAATACTTACTTGTGGTTTTCCAATATGATGTACTTGACACATTATTTTCATTTTTAAACTTAGATGCGACATTTAAAAACTTTTCTACCTCTGTTAAACTTTTATTGATATGTCTCATAGTAACTCCGATTTTTTGCTTAGGAGTTAAATCAGGATGATCTCTATATAAATGATATAAACTACGACCTTCTTTCAAATTAACGGTATTGCTTTTTTCATTTTTAGTAGATTTATAGTCAAACACTTCTGCATTATCCTTGATTCGTTTTGCATGACCATCTTCATCTTCACTTTTATCAAATGCGTGAGGAGTTTGATAACCTTGAATGTTTGCAGTAGTATTTACTTCGGTTAGTTCTTTTTCTTCTTCAAGAACTTCTTCAATTATACTTTTAATTAAAGACTTTAGAGTATTATGTTGATTGTCCATTTTTTTCAAGTTCCTTTATTAATTCGTATGACATTAATACAGCAGAAACTTGAGAATCTTTAACAACCCTACCCTCTTTTACTTTGTTAAGTTGTGAAATAACTTCTTTGAGTTTAATCTTAACAACATCATCATCAATGTTTTTGCTAAGTTTAGAAATCTTACTCTTAATTACAGGAAGTTGATTATCTATATACTCCCGTAAACTATTTGTGTTAGAAATATTATTGATGTAATTTTTAAGTAACAATTTTTGATCTTCATTAAGTTCACTATACTTGTCATTAAATCTATCTACCAAGAGTTTGTATGAAATAAGTCGTAAATCTTCATTATGTTTTGCATAATTTTCAAGTTCATTAATATTTGAATCTGAATTTGGTTTATCATTACATAAACCTTGAATTATCGTAAACTTAGATTCTACAATCTCACGAGGGTCACAAAATACATCATATTTACTTCCCTCAAATAATTTAAAAATACTTGCATATGTTTTGTAGTTTCTAATTTTTGAACGAAAGAAGTCATCTATTGGATATACATCTTTCATTTCTTTTACAAGTTCATACCTAAGTCTAGAAAGTGAATTACTATCTAATTTTTTATGCTCAGATACGGCCGCATCTAATAATTTATTTGCAGCCCCTTCTGTTTTTACAGTTTCTTCCATTAGAAGTTGATACAATCTTTGTTCTTTGCCTAAATCAGTATTTTCAGAGAAGTATTTTTTAACCAACTTATTTGCAGGAGAATCTTTGTTATCTAATATATCAGCCGTCACTTGTCTAATAAGTAGTTCAAACAGAATACCTGTGTTCTTAAATTTACTGTGTTTAAGTTTTTTCACGTGAATTTTTATTTTATTTTTAAGTATATACACACATAAATATGAATATAAATATTATTATTATTATTTTATTTAAAAAATATTAGTATTCGTTAAATTAAATTATTATTTAGAGTCTTCCTTTATAATTGATTTTAACTCATCTTTTAAGCTTGTTTTATCTTTTTCTAATATTATTTTTTTATTTTGCTTTGCATTTTTTTTAGGAACTTTACCTAAAAACTTATCAAGTCTTTCTAAATCAGATTCTAATTTTAAAGGACTTTCTGACCAAGATCTACCGGATACTTTTCGCTCATCCCTTCCAAGTGGATCACGTCCCATGGGTTTATTATCCGGATGATCGTACTTTTTATCGGCATTTTTCCTTTTTTTGATTTCTTTGTCTCTTTCTTTTACACGTGCCTTTTCTTCATCACTCATTTTTTCAAAATCACCAAATCCCCAAGATTCTTCTCCATCCTCATCGGCATCTACCGGAGTGTTAGGATCGGCAGGATCAGTTCCTTCATTTTGAATTGCCTCTAAACGATAAAACTCTTTAGCATCCGTTACAAACTCATTTCTAACTTCTTCTTGTTCTTCCTCGGATAAATTAAATATATTATTGTAAATCCACTCTTTGGAAAACATCTTAGCATCAACCATATCACGTGCAGTATTTAACTTTTCACCGAAGATTCTAATACGTTCTTCTTCAAAGATAGTAGATGGATTTGTTAATTGTAAACTAAAATCAACTAACTTAGCGTCAGTATATCCTTGAGAATACAAATGAACAATAGCAATTTTAGTCAACTCACTGATTATAATTCTTTGTACTCGTTCAATGGTACGAGCAAATCTAATATCTTCTGCCGCCAAAGTTGCTTTACCCGTGATTCCTTCTTCATATCCAAGAAATGCTTTTGGAACTTTAAGTGCAGCCATCATTTTGTTCTTAAGATATTCAATATCTTCAGTTCCATCATAAGTCATCGCACCAAGATTTTCAATACGAGTGCCACTATCTCCACCACGGACAGGCATAAAGAAATCTTCAGTCATGTTTTGTAAATTGAATTTAAGATTATAGTCACCTGTTTTTTCATCTACAAAAGGAACTTTTTTCATTTTATTGATAACCTTTTGCATAAAATTATCAACTTCATTTGGAGGGATGTTACCAATATCAATATAAAACATTCTTTTTTCAGGTGCTCGCATGATTCTGTGAATAAGCATAGCATCTTCCATAAGTTGAAGTTGCTTCCAAGTTCTCCTAGCAGGTTCAATTACACTTTTTCCATACGGAAGAAAATTACTATCTCCAAGCATTCTGAAGTGAGCTATTTCATAATTTTCATATTGAGCCTTAACTTCTCCTTCTTGTTTAAAAAGTACATAACTTGGATTTTCAGGATCCAATCCTTCTAGTCGTGTCATTTCATACGTAGATACAGGTTTTACATTTAAAACTCCATATTCGGGTTGAATTTCTAAATTTAAATAAAAATCTCCATACTTACACATATTACGAGTCCATCCCCACAAGTTAAACTCTACATTTAGTATTTCATAAAATAAATTTTCTAAAATTCCTTTAATATTGGAATCAGAACTAGTAATTCTTAATACATCACCGAACTCACTGCGTGTAGTACATTCGTCGGCATATATATCCAAAGCACTTGCAATGATAGGATCGTTTTCCATTGTATCATAGTCTGCGAACAATTCTAGTCGTGCAGTTTCAAAACCTATGCTATTATACTTACTTGCATAATCACTATACAATGTATGCATACGACCATACCTATCACCTTTATTTGTTTTATATTGTAATTTATCGGTATCAACAACTTTAAGTTTCTTTCCACCTACATTTCTAACCACAACATCTGTTGAAAATAAACGTTTTAGTCCACTAAATATTTTTTTTGTTCTGCTTTCGTCTGCCATAATACTTTATCTAATTTTGCTTGGATATAAGTTTATTTAGAATATATAGACTTGTCAATTAAATATATTTTATTTCAACTCACTGGCTGCATTTATTACATCAGTTCCATCAAATCCTTGAAAAGGTCCAAGTGGGTTCTTTTGTTTTTCCAATTTATCTATATTTTTCTCACCTGAATATAAAACATATTCAACGGTTCCTTCTACAATCATTATTAAACAAGAAAACTTCCATCCTGTTATATGAGTATTTTTTCTAAAATTTAATGCATCAAGTAAATAACTACCCTCTCGTTGTTTAACAATTCGTTCTAAATTTACTTCATATGCTTTTAATTTTTCACGAGCAGCTAAACTTGTAATAACTCCTTGAGGTAAATCTATATTATTAAATAAAGTATATCTTGACGGACTATCTAATTTAAATTTAGACATTATATCAAGATAAGTTAATCGTTTAACATTTGCCATATTTTCCAAATCAATTCCCATATTTAATAAATCGTTGTTGGTAGTTTTACCAATTTCTATTTTATTAATATCATTTTCAATTTTATCAAAAGAAACATATTTTGACTCGGTGTAGGTAACAGAACTAGGTAATAGTTTTTTATTATTACAACTTGTAAATAATAAAACAAATAATGATATAAATAATATTTTTGCGTTATACATAATTTCAATTCCTATTTTAATAACCAGTCTAAACTTTCTGTACCACCATGTGGATTTTTCATTTCATATGGATTAGTTTTCAATCCAGAGTTAAGAAAATTTTCACCTGCACCCATGTTTGTTGTACTTCCCATATAGTCAAATAATGACTTTTGAGTTTGAACGTTTTCATTTCTAAATCTCAATGCGGTATCACGTACCCACAATGCAATACATAAACTCATAACCAAGTCATCGTTATATCCTTGCATTGCTTCTGCTCTTTGTCCTTGCCACACAAATGTAAATAACTCATCAAGAGTTCTTTCCGAAAATATTTCTACTTCCTTTTCACGAACATAACTTTCCATTTTGCTGATAATAAGTGGACGAGTCTTTATAGAGGTTGTGAACCCAGGAACTTGCTTTTTTTCCATACGATTTAGTTTATTTGTATGTTGCGAAAATTCATCTATATATTGATAATCCCGTTGCGTGTAATATAAATTATTGTATCCTTTGTCTATAATTTGTTGCAATACTGCCCAACCAATATTGGCGTTTTCCACCACTAACAATGCTCCATTAAACTCACTTGCAACTGCTACCAACAAATTACCAAAGTCTTTGGTTTCAACTTCTCCTTTAAATTCAGCAACTTGTCTTACATTTTCTACATCAAATACATGAAACGCACTTTTGTCACGTCCATCACCACGAGCAACATCGGCAGCCACCACATAATCTTTGTTATGATTTGGATATTCCCAAATCCAATATTCTTTATTCGCACCTCGTTTTTCAACAGGTTCTTTCATCATATTAGATTTATACCAATCTATTAAACTTGCATCCACAACCGAACGACCACTGCTAATAAAGTCACAATCACATTCTTGTGCGGCCTCTTTCTCACCAAGAACTTTAGTTTGTAGATCTCTCCATTCTTGTCCACGTTCAGGATGTAAATTCCAATGTAGTTTTATTGGATTAAAATCGTTAGATCCGTCCATAGACCCAACCCAAGTTTTGTGGAAAAAGTTACCGATACCATTTGGAGTAGATAGCAGAATAGAACGACCACCAGTTGTAATTGTAGATTGCGATGCAGTCCATATATCTTCCATGTTTGTAATAAACGCACACTCGTCCACGATAAGTAAACTCAATGAAGACGAACGAGAAGCATCTACACTGCTTGAGGCTGCACGAATATTACTTCCGTTTTTAAACCGCATACTAAGTTTGTTTTTTTCTGTACATTCACTTTTTAACCAGCTTGGCAAATGCTCAGACATATGAGTTACTTTTGTAACAATGTTTTTTGCAGTTTCTTGGTTGATAGCAATACACAAAATAGATTTATCTGTGAAAAAGGTCATTAACCACAATGCGTATCCAGATACAAGTGTGGATATACCCATTTGTCTTGCTTTTAATACGATATTAAACTGCTCGTCACGAAAACTTT